GTGATTTGACGCTTCTCCCAGATCGGGAGGACCGTGCGGTGGAGTGGTGAGATGGAGTAGATGCCGAACGTTTTGCGTCCCTTAGAGTCAGTCCACCAGATGGGGGTGTCTTTGAATTTAATGTGGATGATTTCATCGGCACGGAAACGCTGCTCTGTAGTCAAGCCTTCGTCAAGGATGTAGTAGTTGGCTGTTCTAATAGCGGTGGTGTCGGAAGAACCGCCGATGCGAGATAAGTCATCTAATATGGTGATTGATTTGTTGGGAAGTATTTCATAAGTGAAGCCGGGGAGTATGTGGATGTAGACGTTCCCATGCATCATGAGGAGTTCAGCGTATTTCTCAAATTCATTCTTGATATTCAAGGTGGTTGCAAGGTGTTCGGCTTCTCTGAGCATTTCTGCTTCTAACTCATCGTACTCGGTGTCCTTATCTGACATCTTGAAGCGCTTGAAGGAATCGGACGTCATCGTGCTAATGCGGTCAATGGCACCGCCGACTTCCGGTTCTAGGCTATACATTTGTTCATAGATGTCAACTTCATCCATCTCGCGCCAATTCGTGATGTCGATGAGGAACTGGGCGAGGGAATTAGTGACTTGCTTACCTGCGTAGATGTGGTCTGCGGAACTGCCGGCTGCACCTGTGTTAAGGCGCGCAAAGGCCTGTTTGACCTTCCGTGTTAAGGTTTTTGCTATACCCATGATATCACCTTTAGATTACACGAAGAGAGATTGAGTCTGGTAATAGATTTGTAGGCTGCGCTGTTGATAAATACCAGATTACGTTTGCAACGCAATCCGCTGTATCTTTGCTGCCACCGAACGGATGGTCAACTTTCGGATTACGTTCATTAATGACCAATAGATTCTCAGCTTCATATTTCAGTTGCTCGTCGTAGACAACGCGAACTGGGGTCGGGAAGTCTTCAGATTGCTGTTCTTTCCACCTATCATAGTCTTCTTTTGATACAATATGTTTAACGTACTCCATGCCGTACGTATCGACAACATGTTCGATGATCTCTGGGTACATCCACGTGTCGAAGATGAAGACATTGGCGTTGATGCGCGGAATAACATAGTCAAGGTATTTGCGGATCTCGGATGGGCGAATGAATGCATCGCCTTCCCTTTTGGTAAAGCGGTGCGCTCCATCTACGACTATACCACCTGTCATGCGGTCTGTGTAGCCGCACGCAATACCAAAGCGGTCGTTTGTGACGGCAGGATCAATTGCTAACACTCTGAATTGGTCAGTCATTAAGGGAATTTCCTCTAACTGGAGGATATTCACCATGGGTTTGAGGAAGACACCCTCGGGGAATGCGACGCCACCTGCAATTTCGGGTTTACATGCGTAGTCTCTATAGAATGTCGGCATGTCGCGCTTGTATTCTTCTCGAAGCGCTGTTTCGCTGAAGTGCGGATTCATCTCCCAGGTAGGGCGCTTATATGTAAGGAAGTTGTTGGGCTTATAGTTCGGGGGGATGGGGATCTTGCCTGTACGAATCTCGTACTCGCGCTTCATCGCGGCCTTACCCTCCATGTGAAGACGCATAATGATGTCGGTTGGATGTTGGGGTGATGAGATCCCGATGACGTGGCCGTCATCTCCTAGCGTGTCAGTAGACTTCTTGAGACGCGACCATATCTCCCATGCGCCACGCTTACCGCCCGTTGATTCGAATAATGCGAGCTCATCAAATATAACGCACTTGGAAGTTCTTCCCACGGCGGTAGTCGCCCAACTTGAGAGAGTCTGCAGCTTTACTCTCTTAGCATTGCACTCAACATTATCAGATCGTATTTCAATGTCAAACCACGTGTGAAGCCACTCGCAGCCCTCTATCATCGTCTGGATGTTGGAGAAAACACCGTCGGAAGCCTGCTTCTCACTGACAGACACAATTTGAATAAACAGCTTCTGATTCTTCAGCAGCTTATAGTGTTCAGCGGGATTCGGCATCGTTATAGCATCCCAGAACTCATAGCATCCCATAATGGATGCAAGCGCTGTCTTGCCGCTTCGCATACCTGCAACTAAAATGAGTTGCTTATACTGCGGGAGCTTGGGATTATATCTATTTTGGTAGAACTCCCTCATGATTTCTTCTTGCGCCGGAAATAGAGTAACCCCGAGGATCTCATTCGTCCACCAGATCGGATCCATTTTGCCGCGCGCCACTGTTTTTAGATAGTCGAGATGATTCTTACTCGAGGTATCTATGGAGTCGTCGCTTCGATTGCCGGCATATGATCGATAGCTTCGAGAACTCTTTTGCGACATGATGGACACACCTCCTGGACGATCATGTTCGTAAGTTCAATGTACTGCGTGTTCATTTTTTCAATGCGGACATTAACATTTCCGCCCTGGTTGAGGCGCCCTTGGAATTCCATGAGGTCATGGAGAGTCGCGCGCGTTTCTTTGGTAAGCATAACAGCAAGCTTAATGTTCTCCCTATCGAATTCCCGGATTTTGCAAATATAATCCACCCAGTCTTCAAGCTTCTTCAGCATCGATAGCAGACGCTTCATGTAGAAGTCTTCGGAATCGTACTCACCAGTCTTTGAATCAACCTTGATTTGGTGAGTATTAACATGATCCATCACCTCATTTCTCGTTATCTTGAAGAACATTG